CGAATTGGCGCAGGGCCAGCAGGTCCAGGCCGCCGGTCTTCCACTCGAACTGGATGCCGTCGTCGGAGAAGCCCAGGTCGGCTTTCACCGGGCCGTTCATGCCGCCCCCGCGGTAGCCTTCCATCTTGCGGCTCAGGGGCGGCAGGGTGCAGGACTTGCACACGCCCAGGTAGCTGGTGCCCTCGTTGAAGAGGTTCATGTTCTTGAGTTTGCGCGGCATGGCCATGGTGGCGGTCTCCGTCAGCTGTTGATGCGGCTGGCGAAGTCAGCCAGGTATCGATCGGTGATGCGCTGGCGGAGGGTCAGGTCCTCCAGCGGCGGTACCGGCGTGTAGTCGTAGTCGATGTAGAGCTTGCCGGCCTTGAGGGTGGTGGCGCTGTTGACCTCTTCGTCGTACCAGGCGCTGCCGCCGATGAGGTAGCCGCCGGCCACCAGCTCGCGGAACTTGGCGTTGATGCCTTCGATGATGTCGCGCACCAGGGACGGGTGCATGGGCTTGTCCATCGCCCACATGTGCGCCTCGGCCATGGTGTCGGCCAGCACCTGGGCGGTGCGGGTGTAGTTCTCGAAGGCGAACAGCGGGTCTTCGGTGCAGGTGCGGCTGCCCCAGAAGCGGAAGCCGTCGGCATTGATCAGCGTGGTGACTTCGTTGCTGTTCAGGTAGTTGGCGTCGGTGGCCGGGTTCTGCAGGTCCCAGAACACGTCGGCGCTGATGCCGGTCACGCCGTTGACCGGGATGTTCGACAGGGTCTTGTGCCAGCCGGTGTCCTTGTCGATCTTGGCGCGCAGGCCCAGGGCGCGGGCCACGGCCGGCGCGGTGACAGTGGCGTTGCTGGCGGTGCTCCACTGCTCGAAGTCCGGCCAGATGACCATGGTTTCACGGGCGCCGAAGTTCTCGCGGTATGCGACGGCTTCTTCCTTGGTCTTGCAGCCGCTCGCGCTGACGTAGGCGAAGCCGCGCAGCTGCTGGGCAATCGCGGTCAGGGCGGTGGCCACCGGCAGGGTGTCGAGGCCTGGCACACCGAGGATGCGCGGGGTGACCTTGAGGCGGGTCTTGGCGGCCAGCAAGGCCTTCATTCCGGTGTACTTGCCGGTTTCGGTGGTGGTGCCGATCAGGTTGCTGGTGGTCTCGGCGTCGGTCGCGCCCTTGGCCACACGCACCACGACGGTCGCAGGCTGGGTCTGGTCGGCGATGGCCTGCAGGCTGGCGGCCAGCGTTCCGGTGTCGCCGGCCTTGCCGATGGCGCCTTGTACGCTGGTCAGTAGGACAGGCGTGTCGAGGGGGAACATAGCCGGATCGGCGTCGTCTGCGGTGCAGACCAGGCCGACCACGGCGGTGGAGACGGTGCGGATTGGGCGGGTGCCCTCGTTGATTTCGAGGACCCGGACGCCGTGATGGTATTCGTCGGCCATGGTAGGTGCCTGTGCAGTGGGGTGACACTGCACAGGCTGCCGCGCGCGCGCGGGATCAGCGAGGGGCTGGGCTTGTAAGAGGGCATACTACAAACGGCGCGGCGATTACTGCAGGCCTTGGCTGGCCAGCCAGGGCGGGGCTGCCGGTCGATGAGCCTGCAGTGGAAACTCCTTGGACTCTGGCCATGTACGTAGTGCTCGTCGATACACCTGCAGCTCGGCGTATTCGACGCTAGTCAGCGTTGTGTCTTCGCCCTCCTCAAGCTCGTCGCGGTGACGGACGACCAGGCTGTCAGTCACGGACAACTGCTCGTCACGCCAACCTCGCTCAATTGCGGCGAACCAGCCGGGAGACTCCGAGGGCTCCCTGAGCACCGGATAGCCCTGATCGTTCGCAACCAGCCACTTACCCTGCGCCTGCCCCTCCTGCAGCGCCGCGTATTCCTCGTCACTGACCGCTACGGCTCCATCGGGGATAAACCCATGGAACACGAGACTGTAAAAGCCGCCGTCTGCCGCACAGAAGTAATTCATATGCCTCCTTAGAAACCCTTGGCCCGCCAGAAGTGCTGGGAAGCGCTGCTGCTGCCTGAATGGGAATAGTTGAACCCTGTTTTCGTGAAAGCCCCAACCTGGACTGGTCCTCCACGGGTCGCGGGCGCTTGCGTTCCGGCGTCGACATAGGTCATCTGCACATTGAGGCAAGCAGTGGGAAATGCCTGAGGGAATGTGATTGGCATCACCACTCCAGGCGCTGCACCACCGGTCAATCCCCACATTTCTATGTCGCCGTTAGGCAGCTTGGAATAGCCAGTGACAGCGAGAGAGGCCGCAAACAACGGCGATGTGCGAAGCGGCTCAGTACCGAAGTGGCAGCGCCAGACGTTCATTTCCCGGATCGCGATAAAATCACCACCGGCGGCGAGGGTGTACGGCACAGCTACCCCCAGGTTATTCATCGCCAACTGATCGCTGGCGACTACAGTCACGCGCGCCGTGGTCGCGACCGGCCCCGCCGAAATCAACACAGCAGCACCTAAGGGCACTGTCGAGGTGTCTGGCAATGTCACCGTGGTGTTGGCGGCCAGCTCAATACGCTTGCCCAGGTCTGCGACCGTCAGCGCTCGACTGGTGGCAATGCTGAGTGAGCCGGAGAAACTACCCAGCGCGCGCTGCACAAATTCGGTGGTCGCCAGTTGGCGGCTGCTGTCGAACTGCGGCAGGGTCGGCCGGTCCACAAAGCCAAGGGCCGCGCTGCCGCCGATCAGCGCCCAGTTCCCTCCGGCCCGCGCCAGTATCGCGGTGTCACCCATGTTCAACGTCAGTGACGTAACAAGGCCGGCCCCAGGATCAATGACATCGCCACCCTGTACCGCTACCGTCTGGGTACCCGACGTGCCGGAGTGCTGAATTGCAAACGTGGCGCCTTCCACGAGAGTGGAGATAAGTGGCAGTGTTAGTGTGTAGCCGGTGCCCGCCATGCGGATTATCTTGCCGGCGTCTGTCTTGGTCAGCGTAACGTTCGCGCCATAGGTCGTCGCACCCGAAAAGCTGCCCAGTGCGCGCTGCACAAACTCGGTGGTGGCCAAACTGCGCCCGCTATCGAATTGTGGCTGAGTGCTCCAGCTCGCTTCCTGCATGACAGCTGCGTACCTCAGCAGCACCGAGCCGCCAATGAGATACCAAAGGTTGGTGCCATTGCGGATGAACTCGGCGGTGTCTCCCTGACCCATTGCGATATTGCCCGGCGCGTTGATCGCGCCAATCGTGTCGCCGCTCGCCGCAGTTACCGTGAGCGAGCCCTGAGAACAGAGCAGCTTGACGATCCCCCCCGGCTTGATCTGCGCGCCAGTGGGCAGTGTTGCGGTCATGGGCGTGGTTGGGTGACCGAACGCTACTAGCCTGCCGCACTCCGCCTGCGTCAGCGAGGCCGAGGCCGAAAAGTTCGTATAGCCGCCGTATTCCACGCCCATGCGCTTCAGAAAAGCCGTGTTGACCAGCAACTGAGAGCTATCGAACTGAGGGGGTGTCGGCGTCGTTGGCTGGCCGGTGAACGCTGGTGACAGCAGCCGGGCAAAGCCGTCGGTAACGTCGCGGAATACCAGTGCAGTGGTGCCCAGGACAATAGGCGCGTCGGTGATCAGTTGCCAAATGGTATCGGCGAGCGTTGCTCCCTGCTCGACAGCGACTATGAGCCCCGGCGTCACCTCAGTACTTGCATCGGCATCCGAGGATCGCGACCAGGGGCCAACAGCAGCGGTATATAGGCCATTGTCTTTCGCGGCGGCTTGGTTCTTCACCAGTACCCGGTCGCCAGCCAACAGCAATACCCCGTCGACAGTTTGCAGGCCGGTCAGCGTGATATTGGCCGTGGTAGCTACCCGCACGGACTGCTTGTTGTCGAGCTTGTTGATTTCCTCGGTGATGCGGCTGTCGACGTATTCGCGGGTGGCCAGGACGACGGAAGGATCAATCTTCAGTTCGACATTGGAAGAGCTGCTGACAAGGAGATTCATGCGTACAACCTGGGTACGCCCCGATCCTTGGTTCAGCAGGGGCTTATAAGTTGGCGGGCAGTTAGCCACCGCAACCATGTCGCCATCAGCGTCGTATAGCGCGATTTCCCTGATCCACTTTCCACCAACCTCTGCAGGGATGACCTGCTCGGCCACGATGATGGCGTTGTTCTTGTCGTCGACCTTGAGCTGGTTCAGCGGTGCGCGGCGCCACTCGTTGATCAGGCGTGTCTGAGTGGCATTTGGGGTGGGCTCAGTGCCGTTGGCATCGCCGACACCAAGCTGGGTAATCCGCCAGGGGATACCCAGTGCATCCGCGTTTGCCTGTTTCGCCGCTCCCACGTTGGTGAGGATGGCGTAGAACTGCGTGTTTTGGTCAGCCATGTGCAATGTCCATTGTGTCTATCGTGTGATCTCGACCACCACGACCAATCGAGCCGGTGACCTCGATGTCGCGTGGGGCAGGGGGGAAAATGTCCAGTTCGTCACCGTCGTAAAAGCCGCTGGCGATCTGGAGCGAGCCGCTTGCCTCAAGGCTTATGGCAAGGCCGGTCAGGTGCCGGGTGAGCGGTTTCGCGTCGTCGATCAGCCGGGTCAACTCTTGGTAGGTCTCGTCGCTGATGCCCTCGTCGTTCACACCGACCTTGATTGCGAAGGTGCCGGGCACGCCATAGGGCTCGGTTTGAAACCACTCCACGACCTCGATCAAATAGCCCAGTGGCTCAACCACACGGCGCAGGGCACCGATGGTGCCCTTGCGGGAGTGGACGAAGTACGACGAGCGGATCGCCCGGCGCTTGACGGCCTCCGACCAGTTGCTGTCCCAGCGATCAATGGAAAACGCCCAGGCCAAGAAGGGCAGCAGCGCCACGGGGCAGCGCTCAGGGTTGATCAGGTCGCGGATCGGCACCGGTACACGCTCAATCTGGGCCAAGGCTTCAGCCGCCTGGCGTTCCAGTGGTGTGGCGTTACCGGGGAGCAGCCTCATGGCTCGCTTCCCTGGACAAGGACAATGGAGGTGCAGAACGGGGCTTGGCTGAGGCTGGCGTTGATATCCGACCATGCCTCAAGCTCGACCTTGCGCACGCCTTCGACGTGCAGGGCTGCGTGGATGGCGGACTCCGAGACCTGCATGCCCAGCCGACGGCGTTGGTGGACAAAGGCCTCCAGTTGCTGTTCGGCGGCGTCCATGATGGGCTCGGCTTCAGGGCCGAGCGTTTTCAGGAACAGCTTCGCCTTGACCTGGTACGGGATGACTTGGGCGCCTTGAACGGTCAAGCGGTCGGCCACGGGGCGACGATCCTCGTCGTTCAGGTAGCTACGCACCGTGGCGAGCAGAGCTTCGCTGGCAGTACCGTCCCCTTGTGCGGCCTGCACGGTGACGACTGCCACAGCCGGTGACGGGCTGTCCGCCGTGGCGTCCGCGACCCTGCCGTCAGCGGCGCGGGCGTGGAAGATGTAGGCATTACGCGGCCCGGCGGTGCTCAGGCCCTCGAAAGCCATCTGCGCACGCTCCCGCAGCGCGTCGTCGCTCTCCAGCACTTGCGGCACAGGGGGCACGGCTTGTGGCTGGGCTGCCTGGATGACCAGGCGTTTGACGTTGAAGTTGCCGGCGACCTGGTCCAGGTCGTTGCCGCCGGCCGAGCTGAGCATCACTGCGAGCGAGGCCTCGTTGACCCGCTGCCGCAGGATCATTTCCCGGTAGGCGTTCTCCTGCAGCAGCTTGGTTATCGGTTCCGACTCCAGATCCAAGCGCGCGGCAATCTCGGCCTGTTCATCCGCAGGCCAGAGGCTGACGGCATAGGCCTTGCGCTCGGCGAGGATCTGCTCGAAGTCGATCTGCTCCACCACCTGCGGGGCGGGCAACTGGCTGAGGTCGATGGGCAGGAAAGTATTCATGCACTACCCCCCAGCTGCAGCGGTGTGCGGATGTTGAAGGGTTCGTTGGTGTCGACCAGGACGCCGGTCAGGTTCAGTTCAGCGCGGCCGCTGAGGTCGCCGACCACCAGCTCGACCTGCGCCAGGCTAATCCGCGGCTCCCAGCGCATCAGCGCCATGGCGGTCGCGGCGTACAGGCGCAGGCGGGTGGCGGGGTTGAGGGGCTGGTCGACCAACTCGGGCAGCAGGCTGCCGTACTCGCGGCGCTCCACGCGGGTGCCCTGGCGAGTGGTGAGGATGTCTTCGATGGACTGGGCGATGTGTTCTAGCCTGCCCAGGGCCGAACCGTTGTGCCTGTTCATTGTGGTGGGTCCGTCAGGCTGCCGCCTCGCATCACCCCGCCATGAAGGTGTTCGACGAGGCTGATGCCGGCTGCAACGACGTCGATGGAAACCGTAACGGTGCCGGTGACGTTCTGGTTGCCGGTCTGGGTGTAGTCGCCCTCGTGGGTGATCGGGCCGACGATGTGAATGCCGCCCGTGCTGGTCAGGCTGGTGGTGCCGCCATCGGGCAGAATCGCACTGAGGTGGTGCATAACACTGTCGTACTCGATCACTGCGCCGTCGCGGTAAGTGCGGCGGTGCAGCCCTGGACGGTCGCCGTTCGCGGGAATGGAGTCGCTGAACAGACCAGTGAAAACGACGCCGTTGGCCATTTGCCCGCTGGGAGAGAGCAGCAGAACCTGTTCATTCACGGTGGGCGGGTCCCATTCCTGGTCTGCGCCGGCACGCCACGCCATCCAGGGCAACCAGGTCGTCAGGTTGCCGCCGGTTTGCACCTTCACGCGGGGCGGCTTGTGCTGCACCTCGGCGATGGTGCCAAAGCGGATCAGGTTTTCCAGTAGGCGGTTGAGGTCGGCGATATTCATGCTGGCGATGGTCGCGCCACGCGCGCGCGAGTGCATTCGCGTGGGCTTGTAGGGGAGGGCGTTACAGGGTCAGGTGAGCCAACAGCGTGTCGCGGAGCTGGTCAATCTCGGCGTCAGTGAAACCCAGCAACTCCCGCTGTTCGTACTGAACGACCGCACCGCCACGGGCCACACGATCTTTCAGCCCCTTTTGGTGAACATTGGCGATCCTGGCAATTCGACCGGCGAAGCCCACCGACGCACCGGCGGCGTCCCCTTGGGCCTTCAGGTAGGTGGCGGTGCGCATCTTCTGGAACATCTTGACCTTGCGCCGGACACGGCCTTTCTTGCCTCGTAGCTGCCGAGGTTTGCGCGGGGCGTAGGGCGATCCATCCGGGTTGCACTGGGCAATGACGCGCTGTTGCTGGCTACGGCGCAGGTCCTTGGCGACGGTCCTCGCCAGCTTGGTTCGAGCGGCTGGCTCTACGCGCTGTAGGAGTGGGCCGACCCAGTGTTCCAAGGCTTCGAGGTCAGACATGGTGTGGACGCTTCAGCTGAGGCGAAGCCAGGGCCATACCATCTGGCGCGGCGGGCGGTTGCCAGGAGGCAAGCGGCTCGCCGTTGGCATAGAGGGTGACCTCGCCCTGATCCTCGTAGGGTTCGTACTGCGGCTCGCCGGGGTGGGTCACGTCGAAGCCGCCGCCGTCCAGGCGCTTTACCACTACCCGCTCTGTCAGCGGCAGGGTGAGGCTGAGATCGACCTTGCTCCGGTCGAGGAGATCGGCTTCGAAGACCAGGCCATCGGCCGACTTGTCCAGGTTGGTCAGCAGCTCGGACTGGTTGACCCGCAGCCAGCCAAGGATCGGCAGCATCACGCTGTCCGGGTGGCCGGCGAAGTCGGTCAGGATGATCTGCAGGGTGTAGGCGTACTCGAACGACAGGCTGGCGGCTGCGGTGCAGCGGACCTTGCCGCTGTCGATAAACATCAGCAGCCGTTCAGGGTTGCGAGCGAGGCCGGGGACGGCGGCGAGCAGGTGCTCGCGCAGGCTATCGGGCTTGTTCATGGGTCACCTGGTGCTGATAGACGCGGTCGACCTGGGCGGCGCACTCGGCCCAGGCCAGTTCGGTGCGTTCCTGGTCAGTGAGCAACTGGCCGTTGCGCTTCGGTGCCGTCGCCGGCAGCTGGCACGGGACGACTACCGGACAGCCACTGACGATAAGCGTCGGCGCCGGTGAGGGCGGGGCGCTCGCGCAGCCGGCGAGCAGCGTCAGGCAGAGGCTGGTCAGACCATTCGCGAAGTTGCTGGTTTTCATGCTTGAGGGCCTCGATCACGCGCTCGCGCTGGGCAAGGCCTTGGCGCAACTCACCTTGAAGGGCAAGCAGCTTGGCCTGGCTGTCACGTTCGCTCGCCAGTTCGGATTTCAGTTGGTTGGCCGTCGCCAGGTTCTGGTCGCGGTCTTGCTGCGTGCGTTCGAGCTGGTCTGCCAGCCGCTTGCCGGCATCCTTGGCGGTGGTCACCTGGTGCTGCTGGTCCCAACCCCACAGCGCAGCGGCGCCGGCCGCCAGTAGGGCGAGAGCAAACAAGCCGCTGCGCAGATCCATCAGGCCACCGCCAGTGCACGGTCCTGGTGCCGCTCGAAGGCGCGCTCCAGCTTCACGTCGTACAGGTTGCGCTTGTAGTCGGCGCCGTTGTACAGCTCGGCGACCTTGGCCCATTTCAGGGCCTTCAGGGCCTTATGCAGGGTGGGGTCGGTCTCGATGAAGCGGACGAAGGCCTCCAGGTGTTCGGGCTCGCTGCGCGCCATGTGATCAACGAAGTCCTGCACGTTGGCATAGCCCAGCCGCTCCCAGTGAAATCCCATGATCTGGAAGGCGCCCCAGCTGGCCGACTCCAGAGCGGCGGTGTCATCGAGCTGGCGGGCCTGGGCCAGGCGCTGATGCTCGGCGGTACCGCCGATGTAGCCGCCGGGCTTCGGGTTGACCAGGGCAGGGTTCAGACGCGCGAGTTCGACGGCGCGAGGCCCCTTCAGGCGCTTGTACATGACATGGCGCTCGAACAGGATCACAGGCTTGCCGTTGTCCAGGAATCCGCGCCCCTTCGACTCGACCTCGTTCAGCGCGTAGATGGCCGCCACCGGTACGCCCAGGCGTTCGGAGGCCTTCACCAGGTCGGCGTGCTTCAGCAGTTTCTGGGTGTCGGCTCCCTGCAGGCTGGCCAGGGTCTTGGGACCCGCCACTCCGTCGGAGACCAGGCCCGTCTTGAGCTGGTAGGCGCGGACGGCGGCCTCGGTGGCGTCACCGTAGATCCCGTCGGCAGACAGCTTGGCGCCGTGGTCGTTGAGCTTGCGTTGCAGGTCGCGCACCGCCTGGGAG